AGTTCTTAATCCAAGACTCTAATAGTGCAGAAGAAATGCTAAAGAGAGATATTGTATCAGCTATTTCTAATAAGTTGGAAGCTACTATTTTGGGTACTGCTGCTGGTTCTGCTACACAACCTGCTGGTATGCTTAACGGTGTAACTGCTGATACTGCTGCTGTTACTTATGCAGACTTTGTAAATATGGAAGCTGCATTAGGTGAGAAGAATGTAAGAGGTGATATTAAGTTTATTGTTTCACCTTCTGCCAAGGCTGTATTAAAATCTACTGCCAAGAATCAAAATTCTTTCATTATGGAAGGTAACGAGGTAAACGGTTATCCAGTTCTTTGTACTTCTGCTGTTGCAGGTAAGGGTATTGTTTATGGTAACTTCGCTGATTTGGTTATCGGTCAATGGGGTGGAATTGATTTAACAGTAGACCCATATACACAGGCTGCTAACGGTAAAGTAAGACTTGTTATCAATGCTTACTTTGATGCTAAGCCTAGAAGGGCAGATGCTTTTGTGAAGAAGGTTTTAAAAGCCTAATTATAGTCTATTTAATAAGTAGTAAGCTATGTATATAACTTTAGAACAAGCAAAGAAGCACCTGCTAGTAGATGAGGATTTTAGGGCAGATGATATGTACATTCTGGACTTAATAGCTGTAGCAGAGGATTCAGTATCTAAACATTTAGACATAGCTTTAGATGAATTAGAAGTAGGTGGTACTTTACCACCTGCTATAATTCACGCTATGTTACTAATGATAGGTAACTTATATGCTAATAGAGAGCCTGTAGCATTTGGTACGGTAGTTAAACTGCCTTATAGTTATGAATATCTTATAGGACTTTATAAACACTATGAAATAAAATGAGGGCAGGACTATTAAATTATCCAATTACCATACAAGAACCTATAACACTAAAAGATGTATATGGGGCTAATGGTATAGACTGGAAGGATGCTATAAGTACCAGAGCGCAGATTACTTATAATTCTGGAAACAGACAGAACCAGAATAATGAAATAATCCACTGCTATACAGTTACCTTTACTATAAGGCTATATCACAAAGTTAATGAGCAAATGCGAATTATTTGGAATGGCAATAAGTACAGGATTCTTAGTATTAACCGAGAATTATATAAGCAATCAATAACTATAGTAACTGAATTGATAAATGAATAATATAGAAGTAGATGCCAGACAGGTTACTTCTATGTTTGCAGATTTGACTGGTAGACAGCAAAGGCAGGTCTATAGAAGTGCTTTAAGAAAGGGTGCTGGTATCTTAGTCGGTGAAACTAAAAGACAGCTAAGGCAGACTTTAGGCAGGGCAGCTTCCAGTAGAAACTGGTGGAATGGTAAGACCTTAATAAGTGGAATCAAAGCTAATGTTGATAGAAACGGAGAAAAAGCTAAGGTACATATTATGGGGGACTTTAGATTAAAGTTCTTTGAAATGGGTACTAGAGTTAGAAGAACCACTGGTAGTAATACTGCATCTGTTAGAGGTCGGAATCCTATTAGAAGGCAGAGAGCAGCAGCCAATAGAGGTAGTATTAATGCAGCACATTTCTTTAGAACAGCTAAAGCCAATAAGGAAAGGGAAATCTTTGATAATATGGATAACCTTATAAGCCAGTCAATTCAGAGAATAGCTAATAGGAACAGACGATGAGTTTACAAGTAGGTAAAGCTATCTATAATATCCTTAGTAATGATGCAAAGGTTATAGATAGTGTAGGACATAAAATTTACCCTTTAATAGCTGATACAGGTACTACATTTCCATTCATTGTTTACAGAAGAACAAGCATAGAACCATCTGATAGTAAGGATAGGTTTATATATAGTGAAGATACTTATGTGGAAGTGGTTATAGCTTCTGATAAGTACAATGAATCTATAGAAATTGCTGACTTGGTTAAAGATGCCTTACAAGGTAAGAAGGGTAACTATTCTGGTATTAACATATATGATATTAGAATGACAAATGCAGATGAGGATTATATAGAAGATACATTCATTCAGAACCTTACATTCAACATAAAGACAAATGGCAGGACAAGTAATTAACGGTGGTGACTTAATGCTATTTATTGACGATAAGTCTATAGCATTTGCCACTAGCCACAAACTAAGTATAAATGTAGAAACAGTAGAAACCACTTCTAAGGATAGCGGTGGTAAATGGGTAGCTAAAGCAGCCAGAAAGATTAGCTGGAACTGTAGTACCGAGAACCTTTATTCTAATGATGGTGAAGGTATGACTTTTGACCAGTTATTTGATAAGCTGACAGCCAGAACACCTATTAAGGCTGTATTCTGTTTAGAGAAAGAATATTCAACAAAGAAAGATGAAGTGCCAGAAGGGGGATGGTTGCCAGCTACTACTGGAACTTATTCGGGTAATGTTATTATTACAGCACTTGAAGCTAATGCACCTAATGGAGATAATGCAACATTTACAGCTTCATTTGAAGGTGTTGGAGCACTTACAAAGACAGCATAATTATAAGCCTTTATATCTCTAGGTTATGGAGGTGTAAAGGCTTTATTATTTAATACTTATTGATATGACTATTAAAGGACAAGACTACAAACTGAAATATACTCTTAGAGCCTTATTTATCTATGAACAGATTACAGGTAAGGCATTTGAGTTAAAGACTATCACAGATGAATATCTATTCTTCTACTGTGTCTTAATGGCTAATAATCCAGACAGTTCACTAACCTTTGAGGAACTGATAGAAGCCATAGATGAAGATATGGGTATTATGGTAGAGTTCCAGAACTTTTTAAAGAAGGAACTGGAGAAGCAGCAGCTATTCATTACTAATAATACGGATGCTAAAAAAAAGTCCTAACCACTAAGGAGATATATTCAGCCTTAGTAATAGAAGGTGGACTAGACCCAGAATATGTACTAGATAAGATGCAGATGTATGAGTTAGAACCATTGATTAGCAATCTACATAGGAAGGACAGAAATAGCTGGGAACAGGCTAGAATGATAGCTTATGTAATTGCACAATGTAACAGCACTAAGAAGTTAAAGCCTACTGATATAATGCAGTTTACTTGGGATAGTGATACTATAGGAGAAACATCTATTAGTAATGAAGATATTAAGAGATTGAAAGAGAAAGCTAAACAATATACAACACATAATTAAATATGGCTGATTTAGTAACCAGACTATTATTAAATAGTAGTCAATTCGATAACAACATAAGACAGTCCACACAACAAGTACAACAGTTTCAGCAGGTAGGAAGGAATATCACAGCCACTATAGGAAGATTTGCTGGTGTGCTAGGTATAGCTATGACTGCTGGGGAAGCATTTAATGCTGCTGTTAATAGTTCCAGAGAAGCACAACAGGACTGGAATACTGTAGTAGGTACTGCTAAGACTACTGTAGATAATTTCTTTTCGTCTTTATATAGTGGTGATTGGACTGTATTTGAGAATGGGATATTAAATGCTATCGGACTAGCTAAGAGATATACAGAAGCCTTATCTAATGCTAAGATGGCTATGGCTATTGGTGAATCTAAAGCAGATAGATTAGAAGCAGAAAGAAATAACTATGAATACCTTATTACTAAGAAGGGTATTAGTAATGAAGAAAGGACAGCAGCCTATAACACTTACATAGAATTATCCAAGAAGGAAATCTTAGAGAGGGAAAGTAAAAGTAAGTACTTCTGGGAACAGATTCAAGAAGTAATGAAGGCTAAAGGTGTTACTGGTATCAATGATGCTAGGGAAGCACAGAAACTATATGAGAGTTTATTAGACCCGTCTACTAAGGAATATGCAGATTTAGAGAAGTACAAGCAAAGGAAGTCAGATGCTAAAGGTACTAGGAATCTAGGTTACTTAATGATGATTAGCGGTGCTGGTACAGGTGGTGAAGGATTAGACACTTATACTAGAGGTGTTAAAGAACTGGAAGAAGCTACAGATGAGAGCCTAGAGAATATGATTAGATTCCAGAATATCTTTACTTCGGAAGTCGGTGAAGAAGTAAAGGATATGCTAGATAAGGCTATAACTTTTACTGATAAGGCTGGTACTATTAAGAAAGATATGTCTGATGCAGGACAGGATTTAAAGGATGGTCTTAATAATGGAGAGGTTAAATTAAAACCTGTTATTCCTACTGGTTCATTAGCAGAACTGGATGCACAGATAGCATCTTTAAGAAAGGAATTAAACCTAGCTATTAGTAATGAAGATAGGATAAGAATCAATGCTGAACTAAATGCACTTACTGAACAGAAGCGGGTAATAGAGTTCCAGTACAAATATCCTAATGCACCTACTGGTAAGTTGGATGGCAAACCTGCTGGTTTGGCTGGTATGGTGAAGCCAGAAATACCTACTTCACTTCCTAAGTTTAGTAGCCCTATTACTAATAAGAATATCAAACTGAATAATGAGTATGCACAAAGTTTAGGTGCTATAGCTTCTATTATGGGTTCTGTAACCAATATGACCAATGAAGGTGCGGCAGCTTGGTTAAGTTGGGGTGCTAATTTGATTAGTGCTGTAGCAGCAGCTATCCCACAAATTGTAGCATTAACTACAGCCAAGAAAGGTGAAGCTATTGCCAGTGGTGTAGCCAGTGCAGCCCAAACCCCGTTTGTAGGATGGTTGTTGGCAGGTGCAGCAGCAGCGGCTGTAGTAGCAGCTTTGGCTAGTATTCCTTCCTTTAGTACTGGTGGTATATTCGCTGGCAATAGTACTATTGGAGATATGAACCTAGCTAGGGTAAATGCTGGTGAAATGATTCTTAATAACAGACAGCAAAGGAATCTGTTTAACCTGCTTAATGGCAATGGGATTATAGGTTCTGCTGGCGGTGGTCAGGTAGAGTTTAAGATTAGAGGCAAGGAACTTGTAGGAGTTCTAGCCAATTACAATAATAAAACAGCTAAAGTAAGATGAAATATACAGCACAATTCTATGATATAAATGAGAAGCTATACACATTGGAAATAGGTTCTGGAGAAGTGCAGAACATTACTTTATCTGCTACACCATTCATAACCGAGTTAGAAACTTCTGATTCACATCTATATAAACCTTGTAAGTATAGCAGTGCTACTATAGGAATGATTACAGACGATTATAAGTTTGATTTGTATAGTAGTACAGCACAACAGAATAAGGTAGTTCTTAGTAGTGCTAGTGGTATTGTATGGGTTGGGTATGTAACACCCAATCTATACAGTCAAGGCTATGAGAATGAATTAGAAGAAATAGAGGTAGAAGCCATAGATGCACTTAGCACATTACAGTATTATAAGTACACCACTATAGGCGGTAAGAAAGATATAGTATCTTTTACCCAGATTATAAACCATCTGCTTAGTAAATGTAATGCTTATAGTTCTTTCTATATTTCAGATAATACACAATTAAATGCTACATCTGACTTTTGTTTACCTAGTAAGATGTATATCAGTGAACAGAACTTCTTTGATGAAGATGATGAACCTATGACTATGCAGGAAGTTCTGGAAGAAGTTTGTAAATACCTTAATGTAACTGCTGTAGCTGATGGTGATAAGGTTTACTTCTTGGATTATGATGCTATTAAAAATGGAATCAATACTTACTATAGATTTACTTTAGGAACAGAAACACCTACTAAGGTTACTTTGCAGCAATCTAAGGAAATAGAAGCCAGTGATTATGTTGAAAATGGTGGTCAGTTATCCTTAGATAATGTATATAATAAGGTTACTGTTAAAGACAGTCTATACAGCTTTGACAGCATTATACCTAGTATCTGGGATGAGAAGTATTTAACTAACTATGGTGGTAGCTGGTCTTATGTGCAGGAAGTAAATGAAGATGGTAAAGGTGGTATGCACAAATGTTTCTTTAAGTATTTAAAGCATAAGAACTATACTTGCTA